CTTCTAAATTAATTACTCGTTCTTTACTATGTTTTTCCAAAATATTGTCCTCCTTATATTCTTTAAAAATATTATACTATAAAAAATAAAAAAAGTCAAGGAAGAAGCTTTAGGCTTCTTCCTCTTCCTTTACTTCTGGTAAGCCCGCAATACTAGTTAGAAGGCTTAAAATGCCCGCTAACGCAGAAGCGGAGGCTACCATGGTCCAATTTACATCGCCTATCGCGGCGCTAGAACCGATAGTTGCAATAGCAGTTTGGGCAATAGTTCTTATTGCACGAATACCTGCGGCTTTAAACCATTGTTTAGTAAAGACCATAATATTCACCTTCCTTATAGAAAATCATTTTTTTCTAATCGTTCAGCATACAAATCTTGAATATAATTATATTCAACTTCAAAAACTCCATTAGTATCATTTGTTTCTTGTAATAATCGCTTATATTTATCATTTAAAGCAACTATATGTTGAAACTCATCTCTTGTATGCTTACGATTATTGCGGCATGAATTGGCGAAATCTAGAATCTCCCAACGTATGCGGTCTTTTTCATTAGTTTTAACATCTTTTTCGATTTTTTCAACTTTATCAATCAGACCGTCAATTTTACTACAAGCGTTGCCAGTTATAGTTTTACCAATCCATTTGAAAAGGGCAGACCAGGGATTAACTTTGATAGGCGTAATTTGGATAAAAATAGAGACAATAATTACTATTGTCCACAAATTTTTACCTATCCATTCTACAACTTGCTGCATTGGCCTATACCTCCTCAAAATAATAAAGAAGATTTCTCTTCTTTATAATAAGTGATAAAGTTACCAATATTTTAGTTTAAAAAATTTTAAACATTAAAAGCTTTAGGTATTGCTTCAAACATATCTAATATACCAGCAAGAAAGGTAAGTTTTATATCAATATTTTCTTTAGTGTTTACCATATTACTAACTGTATCCCATCGTTCTTGAGGTTTTGGCATATCTATCCAACTTGGCTTATTGTCTTCACTAATATTATTAACAATAGTTATAGTATTTGATGCGTTACCAGTGTATAAACTATTTGTAACTTGAATTTCAAGATCACTGTATACTTGAATTAAATTGTTATAAATACTGTTATATACAAAAGATGCAGGTATAAAATGACCGCCTTGCAAATTAAATAAATGTAAAGTAGATGGTGCGAAACCAAATTCTAATTTAACATTATCTAAAAATTTTTGTGCGGCAGTAAATCCATCATCAAATAATAACATCATTGCACCACCTAAAAGATAATATGCTAAATCTTCTTTTAAATCTACAGCAATACCATCTATACCGCAGTTAGCCATTACAAAATATAATAAATCCATATCAATTTTAGAAATACCACCAACTGCATACATTTCATCAATATTTTTTAAAATTTGTTCTCCATTGGTGCCAAGGCTTTCACCCATAAATCCTAATGAGCTGCCATGTACATAATCTTTAACTTGTATACCACCAGTAATTAAATTATTTAATTGATTTAATACTTCAGCAACTTTTTGATCTAATTCTTCACCAGAATATAATTCACTTAATTGTTGTTTTGTATAATCACGTAAAGAACGTAATTCTTCTAAATAATTTTCTTCTTTTACTTTGGCAATTATTTGATCGCCAATTTTTTCGTGATTCCGTTTTATAAAATCTTCGTTAAAATGAGAAGCTTCTTCTTTAATAGCATTAGAAATATTTTTGTCATCAATAATATTATCAAAATTAATATTACCGGTATAAGAAAAAATTATATCATCTTTAGCTTTAATTTTTCCGCCACCAATAAGCACTATTATTTCCTGTTGACTTAAATTTTTAATAACATTAGCTGCCATTTCTTCTGCCGATGCTGGACCAGTCATTTTTACTTGTAATTGATTTTTTAAATATTGTGGATTTAATTTTCTTTTTAATCCTGTAATTGCTTGTTGAAATTTATCGTTTGTTATTAATAATTTTTCAATTTGTTCTCGTTGTTCTTTAGAATATTTATCTGTAACTGAAATACCCCATTGTTCACGAGCTTTTCGACGAATTGCACGTCCTAATTTGTCTGTAATAGCGGCAGCTCTCTTTTTTGGGTCTTGAATATTAATAATTTTATTATAAGTTTTTTGATTAAAGCCGTATTGCGAGTATAAATTAACAATATCTTGCATAGAAGAATCTTCAAGCTTTAAAAATTCTTCGCCCAAACCTCTTCTAGTTGTTAAAGCAATCTCTTCTAATGTTTTTTCAACAACTTTTTTTTTCGATAAAAGATTTAAAATATTATTAGCATACTCTTCTGATATTTGATTAGTAAGTGAAGTTAACGCGTTTGGTTGTGTTTTAATATTTTTCATTATCCGTGCAACAGAATTAGTTTTTAAATCGTTAAAATTTAAAGTTTCAATATATTTTGCAACTATTGCAATAATATATGTAGAAAAATTTATCTTTAAAGTATTATTTTTCCAAGCTTGTCCTAACTGATTAATTAATTGTTGATCATTTGCTATTCGCTGTAGAATACTAGAAAATTTATTGCCAAATGTTACAGATATTGCTTGACTAAATTTATGTATACTAGTATCCTGAGTTTCTGGATAAGTTTCGCGTAAAAGTTTTTGATAATCATTATAACGTTCTTCATGTAATGCGCTAGCAATGTCTTCTTGCATTTGAGTACTAGCTTTGCTATATGCTTCATCAACAAATTTCATACTTTCACGAGCTGCTTCTTGACGTTTTTTAATAAAGTCTTGATTTTGCGTCATAATAGTATTTATTACGGATATAAATTTTTTATAATTTTGGACATTACCGTCTTGAATATCATTAATAAAATTTAGCATTTCTTCTTTTAATTTACTATTTTTTAATTGATTTATAATATTAGTAAATTGATTAATAAAATTAATTTCATTTTTTGCCTCTGTATCTGCTAAACTTTTTACATAATTTACATAATCGCGAATACGTGCTAAATCTTGCTCGCTTGAAGAAGAAATATCAGGATGTAAATTTTCTTGCGCAGCATTTACATAACTCATTCCTTGCGCATATATTTTACTATAAATAGGTGGTATCGCTGATGTTAATGATTGAAAAAATACATAGCGTGGACCTACTGTTAATTTATTTGCAACTTTTAATGATGATAATGCCATTTTATCACCTCATAAAAAATAAAGGCCCTTATTGGGCCTATTTTATTATTCTTTTTCAAAAAAATATTTTAAAAGATTTCCTTCATCAGCAGAATTCATACAAAAAATTTCATATTGATCTCCATGTAGATCAGCTAATTTACTCCAGGCAATAAAGGCAGAAAGCTGAGATTTCATATTAAATTCTTCGCTACCATCATTTTTACGAAGAATAACATCTCCTTTACATTGCGCTATAGCCGCACGAAAAGCTTCTAAATCATGAATATTACTTAAAAACTTACTCATATTTCTCTCCTTAAGCAATTACATCTCTAACAATTCTTTCATAATGTAATGGGTCAATTTTTTTATAGGTAGACCACTTAACTAGATTATTTACTGTTTCAGGTTTATTTAAATCATATTCTAATCTAATCCCAGTCCAATCAAAAAAATAATCGCCGCGACGGAAGAGAAAATGACCGTCAACCAAATCATACCAAATTTCACCTTTGAATCTTGACTTTAAAATACGAGCAAAGTAATAACAATTACCAGTCATCCAATTACAATCTTTATCAATTGGAAAACGCCGATTAATAAAGTCTAAAATATCACTGTTCATTCCGATTAACCTCCTAGAACATTTTATAAACTAGACACTACAAAAGCTGCAATAATCTTTTGATTTAATTTAAGTAAAAATGGAATTGCTTATATTATTGCTGTGAATGTCTAAAATAAGCAGCCCGGGTTGGGGTTGAACCAACACGCCGTGGGTCAAAGCCACGTGTCCTGCCGCTAGACTACCGGGCTAAAAACTAGACAGAATACAATCGGTGGATGACTCCGAAGGCTCAATGCAAGAGATGTGTAATTGCTGATACTGTCTAAGCATCCTGGAGCGCCATATGGGACTCGAACCCACAACTCAACCTTGGAAGGGTCGCATGTTACCGTTACACCAATGGCGCATAAATGCGGGTAAGGATTTGCACCTTACATGACATACGTTTTTTCGCTCTTCATCTTTACTAATATTCCTTACTATTAGTGGCTGTCAGTGATCTTTTTCAATCTCGGCCATGAATTAAGTGACTGCCGCAGTCTCACGACGCAGCGTTTACCTATTCCGCCACCGCATTATGTAGTAACCCCGTGTTTATTCTCTTGAGCTTTCTGCACGCTACTCTGACCAGCTCAATATTTGTGGTGTGCTATTACGCCAAATCTCATATTTCTATTATCTATCGGCACGTCATACTTGTAGGTCATTATAACAAATGTAGCCCACAATACATTTTGCACCAATAGGGAAATTAAGAACTCCTTAGCTGAATGGCTGCTTCTAAGCCAACAGTCCACAATTGGCGCGGTATGAAGGATTCGAACCTTCGGGCCACTAAAGGCCGACAGAGTTTAGCAAACTCCCGCGTTCGACCACTACGCTAATACCGCATAAATTACTTTAAGAAGATTTATAGCATCTTTTTCTATTCGATCGTCATCACATCGCCAGAAAGCATTATCTCCACTTTCGTCCCACTTTCCATAACCATAAGGACAAGTTTTACAACGTTCTCCTGGCATTCTATTTTCACCACATTCATAAGCGGCAATAATTTTTTCAATTTTATTCATTTAAACCTCTTATAAAACTTTTCATCCTTATCTCCGCAATCGTCGCAATAAGGACAAATCCAACCAGTAGACATTTTCGTAGCAGGTTTGCCGCAAATACAACAAGTTTGTGAACTTAATATTTCATATTTTTTAATGATGTCAGAGACTTCTTTTGGAGCACCACAATCATAACAACGAATTGCTCCAAATTTTTCTTTTAAATCAGTAATTTCCCACTCTGGATAGATAGATTCGCATTCTTGAATCATTGCACGACCAAGTTCTTCCCAACCTTGTGGAATACAATAAAGCCAATCATAATTATCTACTCTTCCCATGCAATTCTCCTTTAAATAAACGCGGCGCGAATAAATAAATTTTAATTAACTAATTTGTATATTTGTTATCATCTATTATTAAAATAATTGCTGTGTGCGCCTAAACTATGCGGTTTATAATTCTAATGCTCTACCAATTGAGCTACACTCCAAATTAAATGGCTGGAATAATCGGAATCGAACCGATGACACTTAGATTAAATCTAAA